ATGGTCTGGCGGCTGATAGCAAACAGCTTGCCGTAGGTAGCGATCCGATATTGCTCCTGCTGTTCGGTGCGGTCGCCATATTGGTATTCATCGTCTTCTCTGATCTCGTCCAGATCTCCGGTTTCACCGGGACGCACAGCGGTATTGGTTTTGAAATCCGAAACACTGCCTTCCGCAACCCACGTCTGCCATGTTTCTTCCTGGGTTTCCCAACCTTCCAGCAAGGATTTGTTGGCGACATTGGACAGCAGCAAGGGAAAATCGCTGGTGGTAAGCGCACGGCCAACCATGTCCAGAATATTGCCGCTGGTCGCCTGCCTTCGGCGGCGGAGCGGAACTTGTCGCGCTCATCCGCTCCGGCTTCGATGGTTCCACGATGGCCGGTCGGCTTATTGGTGTCTTTCAGTTTATCCAGCACCAGCTTTCGCGCCTGGTCCATGGATACTTCGGGGCTGAGCAGGTCGGCCCGTTCTTCCGCCGGAATGGCGAACTGGTCGCACATGGCGGTGATTTCGGTGATGCGGGCATGTTCGGCCCGTGCGGCTTCGGCCCGGATCACATCTTCGGAACGGGTGGTGACGGCTGTGACGGCGGCTTGCGGCGGGGTAGGGGTAGTTTCCTGCCGCATCTCCAGCTTTTCCAGAAACCTCCAGGCTTCCTCTTCCGTTGCCTCGACCGAGAGGCCACGGCTCTCAAGATACTTTCTCAATCGTTCATTCATGTGTTGCTCCTTTGTTTGCGTAGTGGGGGCCGTGGCCGCCCGTGCTTTTGCGTTTTCGTCCGCTCCTATCGGGCAAACGCTCATTTCTCTGGGTGTCCAGTCGGTGACGACGTTGATTGGCCCGGTATAGGTCCGGCCGCCGATAATTCCGGTCTGGCCGTCCGGGATGTAGGTTTTTTGATTGACGCGATAGCCCACAGAATAATCGGTAAGATGGCCTTCGCGTGTTTTGGTCCAGGGGCTTTCGGCTTCCGGTACTGAGGAGTAGCAGGCCCGGCCCAGTAGTTGATCGTTTTGAATATTCATGCCGCGATACGAGCCGAGCACGCTGCCGGTCCCGTAGCGGCTATGACTGTCCAAAAGCGGAACCTGCCCGGAGTCCGGCAACCGGCAGCCGGACATGAGCAGCACTTCCGGCACGTATTCCCAGCGGTCGTAGTCGTACATAGTGACCGGGTTTTCGGTGGCTCCAACGACTTCAACCGAGCGGTTGGCTTCGTCAAGTGTCGAAGGGACGCCGGTGTCGGTCTTTACGGCAACGGCCAGTGTGCGGTAACTGAGTTCCGGTTTATCAGGCTTGCTTTTGTTGTTTGGAGTCGGCATTGCCGGTATTCCCTTCCTCTGTGGCTCCAAGCGCCGCAGGATTGTTTTTTGAACCGAGATTTACGGTTTGATAGTGTAGGTCGCGCTCTTTCATCATCCTGTCGGCTTCCTGTATCTCATCCAGGATTTCCTCAAGGGTGCGGCCGCGGGCGGCGGCTATTTCCTGCGGGGAACGCAGGCAGTACATGACCTGCTCGATCCAGGCTTTCCCCTCGCGCAGCGGATCAGGCGATTCCATGCCGGGAGCGGTGCAGGCTCCGGCCCAATACTTGCGCGGATCAAGGAAGTATCCCGGCAGGGTGAGTTTTCCGGAAAGGACGGCGGCGGTGATGATTTCGCGCCGGATCGGTAACGAGATGTGCCGGATATGGCGTTGCTGCTGAGGACGGATGCAGGCGATGAAATCGTTGCGAATGCCCTTCAGGTTGCTGTAGCTGATGCCGTCGTAATCGCTGGTCAGCAGTTCATAGGTGATGCCGGTGGCAACGGCCACCATGCGCAGCACAAACTTGGTGAATGCCGGGAATTGATCGCCCGGCATGTTGTGATTGGCAAATTGAACCTGTTCGCCCGGCCGCAGATACTCGATAATGGCGTTTTCCACCTCTTCGAGTTTCTTGCTGCTGTTCGGGTCGTTTGATGTCCGCCCCATTTGGAAGGCGACGGCATCGTTTGTGGTGACGAAAGCCAGGTATTTGCTGGCGATCTTGGCCACGTCCATGGTGGCGTCCAGGTAGTCGCCGAGGTCATGGGCGATGAGGATGGCGGTGGTAAACGGGCTGATTCCCCGGAGCTGGCCGGGACGGAGAATGTCGAAGTTGTGAATGACGCGTTCGGCCGCTATGCGTTCCGGTTTGGTGGAGGCGGTTATGCTGGTGATGCCGTTGTAGCCGTTGGGAACAGCGAAGTGATAGGCGGCCACGCGGCCTGTTGTAGGATCGTATTCAATGCCTTGGTCAACCACGTTGCCGGGATTGATTTCGGCGTAATTGGAGGAGAGCCAATCGGCTTCGTATTGCAGGTAGGCCAGGGGAGTGTAGCGGTTGGCATCGGGAAGCATGGTTTTGACAAGCAGGCATTCGCCCGATTCCACATCCTGACGCTTTGCAAGGCGCTCCATTTCATCGCCGTGGAGCTTCCCGGCGGCGTCGAGTTCGTCCATGCCCCATTTGATGGCGTCTTCTATCTGCTGGTTGATGCGTTTGTTGAAGGTGCCGTCGCTTTTCTTGATTTGCGCTTGGTACTGGATGCCGGAGCCGACGGTGAAATTGACCAGCACGTTGACGGCACGGGCGAAAAACGGAAAGTCTCTGACCAGTTGGCGTGAACGGGCTCGGATGATGGGGGAAGAGGTGCGGATCAGGGAATTAACGTCCTGATTGGCGGGTATCCAGTCTCCGGTGAGGCGGGTTACTTTGGCGGCGGCGTATTGCCGCACCTTGGCGGCTTGCATGCGGTCCAAACGGCGGGTGAGTTCGGACCGGGGAGAGAAAAGACCGATGGTACGATCAAGTCCGGCGCCGATTCGGTCAAGGCCGTTGCCTATGCTGCGGAGAAGGATGCTCACCAGCGCCCCCCGCCGCCGTTCTTGGCGTAGGTGCGGTTAACGGCAGGTTGAATGCCCGCGCCGCCGGATGCTTCAAGTGCGGCCATTTCCCGGACAAACTCCAATCCGGCCTTGAATTCGTCGACGCTGCGGTATTTCATCTTGCGCAAGCTGGCGCCGGTCTGGATCTCATATTCAACAGCGGACATTTGACCGCTGAAAAACCGGGCGGCGGCGTCCAGCATGGCGGTGTAGAGGGCGGACCAGGTTGTGAAGGTGGTTATGACGGCCATAAGGCTCTCCTTGAAAATTACGGAGAGCTTACACCCTGTTTTTGGGCGGTTTTGGTATTTGCGGGTATTTTGGGTTATTTGGGGCTTATTTGCTGATATTTGCTGTCATTTGGGCTTGACGCTAAAAAAGTCGCTCCAATGAAGAGAAAGGCATGGGGAAAGATAAGAATTAACGGCTATTATACCCAGGCTGCTAAACATAACAATTTTTTAAAAGCATAACATTTGTAATTATGAGCAGTTACACGAATTAATAGGTCTTGGTCGTTGATATATTTGATCATCGCAGTAACATTTGTATTCTGAGATTAGAATATCTGCAGTAGGTGTTCAAAGAAGAGAAAAACCACTGGTTGAATATAAAAGGAAACATATTGTTTAATGGTAACTCGCAACTGAAAACACTACATAAAATTGCTTCTCAGCGTAGTTTCGAACGGCAAAGATGTTTCTGCATATCTGTTTCAACTTATTAATGATGAGTTGGAAAGGAAAGAAATTATGTCAGACTCCAAAAGGTTTACAGAGTCGATTAAATGTAGGCATTGTCAAAATCAGGCTCCAATGGAAGTAATTAATGTATATCATGACATGCAGGAATACACCGACGATCGCTCTGGTTTGAGTTGGGATGTTGGGTCTGTTTACGAACTCAATAAATGCCCAGCATGCAAGTGTGTAACGCTACGTAGCTTCTACTGGAATGACGGTTTCATGGACGGCAGTAATATAGAGTACACAGTCCTATATCCCGTAGCCGAGAAAATGCTCCGCGGATTACCCACAAAAATTCAGTCTGGCTATCAAGCAGCGCAAAGAGTTCGAAATATTGATGCCAATGCTTACGGTGTTCTCTTAGGCCGCGTCCTGGATCTAATTTGTGAGGATCGAAATGCATCAGGGGATACTTTAGACAAGAAACTTAAAAACTTAGCGGTCAAAGGTGAAATTCCTGAGAAAATTGTTGACGTGGCAGCTGGTTTGCGAAAACTGCGCAATGTTGGTGCACACGCGGATCTAGGCGAACTCACCGAATCGGAACTGCCAGTCCTTGACGACCTTACTCGTGCAATCTTGGAGTATGTATATACCGCACCGCTGTTAGCACGAGAGGCGGAAGAGCGATTTGAAATATTGAAAAAAACAGGCAACTAATCGGAAAAAAATGAGACCAGGGAGAGAATATGATAAATAGCAGGGCCGTATCTATAATCCACACAAAAGTGAAAATATAGACACTACCTACCTATGTGCGTACGAGGTTTTGCTCTGATTGGTTTGAACCAAAACAGAGAATTGAACTTCCGATGCGAGCAATAGCCGCTTCGGAGGGAAAAGGAGGCATTGATGAAAAAGGAATTTGTTTCTTGCCGTTTTCATTCTGTGCATCGTCATTGGATCGCTTGTTCCATGTTCGGCTGGGAGTAGATTGGTCACTCTGCCTAAGGGAACCAAAACCATAAACCTAGGGCCGGGCCACTACAAATTCATACTTGCAAGCCAGATTGTTGAAGTCACTGGACTGAATCCTGCGAATGGTTCTTTTTCACTCGTAGCGGTTATGAGCAGATCTCCGCGGCTACGGTTGCTTTGGGGCGGCAGAGCCGCGAGAAGGTTGAATCGGGAAGAACTTATCATAATCAACCGACGGCCTATCGCGAAGAAAGGAACGGACCTCGTTTTTCAATCCTTTTTACTAACCGCACCTTTGACGCTACCTTTGGACGAAGTAAACCCGGACAACCTGATTTCGTCGTTTCTGGCCCTGAATACCGACGATCCAGGTAAAAATAACGAGTCTAGCGATCTCGCAACGTTAGCCGCAAAAGCAAGATGCGAAGCCAAGCACGGCAATTGGAATCCGGAGACGAAGAAGTGCGAGTAAAGTCGAACATATAGGTACCCTACTGTATTTACCATTCTTGGAGGAAAGCGAGCATGGATTACATTTTGAGACAAATTGATAAAAAAATTAAGTTTTATGATGGAATTTATGACAGAATTAATACAATCAATTATCTAAGGTTAAAATTGGAATATGGTCTAATTTTTGCCCTAGCCTATTTGTGGAACAAAAATATATCAGTTATTGATGAGGAGGCTAGAGAATACCTAGTAAATAAAATATTTTCACCAACTATAGGTGACGTAGTTGATATTTGTAGAAAATTAGATATCAATAAGGAATTTTTTTTATCCAAGCAAATAAATGAAGGTATTAATGAATACCCTTCTATAAGAAATGAGAAAATTGGTCATGGTTATACGTTTGAAGATGGTGTTGATAATTTGTATAACCAGTTTAAGGAATTAGCAAACAAGGTGTTTGATCCTACAAAATCTTTTTTTGCCAATAAGCATTTTGACTTAATCAAGGTCTTTTGCTTGAACAATAATCAATGTAGCGGTATCAACTATAAATCAGCAGGGGATGATTATTTTCCATGGTTTGCGTCGCCAGAAGTTGCTAAGTTTGATCATGATAATGTTTATGCACTGACTGATGAAGGTATATATTTTAAACTTTCCCCCTTTATCCATGTAGCAGACGACGAATTTTACCTGTTTAGGGATATATATGAAAAATTGACTGGTAACGTTAGATACAATCGTATCTTAAAAACAGGATCATATTTTAAAGAATGGCATCATCTTTGTTTCGATGTTTATAATGATGGTAAAAGGAAAAAGAGTAGTAATGGAACTATTATCAATACCTATGAGAATAATTACAAAAAATACATAGACATTGGGACAAAGAAAAAAATAATATCATTTTTAAAGGAAAACAAATCTTCAGTATGTGCCACAATCTGGGGGCATGGAGGTGTTGGAAAAACAGCGACTGTACAAAGTATTTGCGAAGACCTACTGGTTTCTAAACAAAAAGTGTTTGATTATATAGTATTTGCTTCTGCTAAAGATCGTGTATATCGCTACTACACTGGTGAAATTATAACTAAATCAGATCGAATAGAATCTTTTGAAGCCTTCATTAACTGCATAAATATGGTAATCAGGGCTGATGATTCAAATAATGCTAATAGTGTAATTGAGCTTGAAGCAAACGTGTTGATAATCATAGATGATTACGAGACTTTTCCAGCAGAGCAAAAAGTACTTATTGAGGATTTCTTAAAAAAATTAGACATAAATAAACATAAGGTGCTAATAACAACACGCGCAAATCTTATTATCGGAATGGAGTTCCAGACTGATGAGCTAAACGCAAGAGATTCTTCTAATTTTATTATTGATATATTCAAAAACGAATTTCCAGCATTTAATATCACTCAAATAAAAAATGAATTACAATGTGATGACAAACAATTAATAATACACAACATTACGAGTGGCCGCCCTTTATTTTTGTATCAACTAGCATATTTGATAACACGAAAAGGGTCGATACAATTAGCAGCGTTACATAACATTAAAAAAAGTAAGCAAGCAATAGATTTTCTTTACGGTAGAATTTATGAATACATAACAGATGACGCTCAACATGTTTTTGCCGCCATAAGTCAATTGGTAACAGAAAATGATTTGGTGAATTTGCTGGATAAGATAAAATATATAATCAATCTTGAAAATGATGAAACACGATTTAATAATGCCATCCAAGAATTGTGCAAACTAAGAATAGTTGAACTTGTAGATAATGAGTTTTTTAAGGTATACTCAGATGATATTTATCATATAATGCTAGATTATTTTAATGCGTTGCCGCATAACGTCAAGTCGAGCATAACATCAAGGATTAAGCATGTAACTAGAGATAAGAAATTGGATAACGACCACGCATTGCTAGCGAATGCTAACTCTGCACGGTTTTCTAAGTCTGAGGAGGAAGTTGTAAGAGCCTACAGACAAATATTGAACAGGATATCTTGTCCTGAAGGCATTAAACTTGAAGCATTGTTAAATCTTGCAGACTATCTTATCAATAATCGTGGCAAAAAAACTGAAGCTGTTAAGGTCTTTACAGATTTCGAGCATTTATTTCACCAAAATCATACCTTCATCAAATCTTATTCAAATTATTGTTGGGCAAATAGTCAAAAATATGAAGCTATTAAAGTTATTGTAGATTATTTTTCATCAAAACCTAATCTAAAAGGGTGTCGCAGTACATATCTAGAGCTATTGGGTCAACTTACTACTTTTAAATCTATTTACTATATTGAGCTAAAAGAAGCCTTAAAAGATAAAAAGCGTCTTGGTGAAATAGATAATTTCGAGTTTCAGTCACAAAATGCTGTAATTAAAGATGGATTTTGTGATATATACAAACAACATGGTCATTTTTTGTTTAAGGCAGTGAAGAACACTGATATAAGCAATATTTCTTCCGCAGCAAAACAAAATGTTATCGCTGGATTGTTTCAGTTTGTTAACATATGTATTAGGATGAATAAGCATGACTTTGCAGAAGATATTTGCAGATTTTGTATAAACAATTTCCCTCATTATCTTCAGCCTCAATTCCAATTCAAATTAAGCGCTATTGAAGCTATGCAAAGCAGCAAGATTTCAAAGATATAAGAATTTAATAAGACCATGGGAGACAACCAGCGCCAAGACCCGTCCAAAAGAAGACAAGTCAGGCTTGTGAAGCGGAACGCCCCTTTTAACCTGCCACTGTTTCAAACGAATTATTTTATTTAGTCAAGAACGCCTAATTGATGCCTTTCTGTAAACCACCGGCTCTGCCGGTGTGACTATAAAAGGCTATGCCGTTCCTGCGAGTCCTTTTTGAGATAGCATTCGGAATACGCTGTATCTCTCCAAGGCGATTTATGAGGCTGTTTGATTAAGGAGGGAGAAGGGCGACAAGCCGTTGCCTTTGATTTTGTTTGTCAGCCCCTTTTAGGGGCTTTCCTCAAGCCCCCCGCTCTGCGGGTGGTCATGACTATGGTGTTTTTCGGAGTTATGTCGTATCCAGAGAGACAAATATTTAACAAAATGTTATTCCCAAGCTGAGGCAATTTCCCCATTACTCCGTCAAATTTCGGCTCCATTCGTCAATTTTTATCTTGTTTCCAACCCAATACCCACTTTTTGCAGTCTTTTTGATGGGCAAATCAAGTTCCCGATGCCATTTTAGGACTGTTGCTTCGCTGATATTGTTGAGATACCGGCAAATGGCTTTCATTCCAATCAACAGGTTTGAAGATGTCGGCATTACCACCTCCGGGGTTTTTCTTGGTTGTGACCAGGTTTCGTTTTTGCTTCCGTTTCCATCGTTTGAGGCTTGTGAGGTATGTTCAATTTCATCATTTCCCGAAGTGCCAGAGCGTAGTTTGTCACGTCGAAGTAGTCGTTTCGTCCCTTTGATCTTTTGTGTATCCATTTTCCAAGTTCATCCTTTGTCTCTGTGGTGAAATGCTTTGCAAACGATTCGTCAATATCGCAATGAAAGCTGATTGCTCCGGAATCATCCGGCTCTATCGATAAAACTCTTTCCAATTCATCCTTGAAAAAGTCAACCCGCAGGTTGACGCGGGTCAGTCCGCCGGGGATTGCTTTGTTGCTGCCGGGATAGGTGGCGATGGACTTGTAGCTGATCATTTCGCCGTTCTTATCCGGAATTCCCTTGAGCGGCAGCATTACCCGGTTGCGGCTGCACCATTCGTAGACTTCAACGGTGCGACTGTGTTTCTGCCATCCGGCCTTACCGCCGCCGGAGTCGATGAGACCGGATGCGACGCGGTAGATGCGCCCTTCGTGATCCAGCCAGTCAGCAGCTAACAGCCCTTCCAGATCGGAAAATGTCAGTACCTGGCCGTGGCGAACCAGATGCAGACTGATTTCAGGGGCGTATCCCAGCGCCCACAGGCCGTAATAGAAGCTGCTTTGCTGAGTGTCCGCAATCAGGATCAAACAGGCGGTGTCTGGCGGTACGAGATTGCGCGGAAGTTCGGAACGGAAGCGTAAAATGCCCTCTACGGAAACTATCGGCTGTGTTTCCTCTTCGTAGTCCACCGCCTTAACCCCATGCGCCAGATCACGCTTGGCCGCAAGGTCGCCGGAACGGGCGGCAACGATGGTGATGGCGATGTCAGCCATTTTCATGTCCGGGGTGACAAAGCCGGAAAGGTGTACGCCGACTTTGGACGGGCGGGCGACATCGGCGCCTTTGACACAGAGCCAGTCACCGGTCCGGTAGGCGGCAAGGCGCCTGGTTTCGTCCCAGAGGGAACCACAGTGATTGCAGGCATATTCAATGGCTGTGGGATCCGCTTCGATGCTCTCGCGGGTGGCGTTCGTCGGGATGGTGAAGTGCTCTTCGTCCATAATGACCAGCTCACCGCAGTCGGGACAGCGACCGGCATATTCCCACACCTGACGACAGGCCGTCATTTCTTTGTAAATGTATTTTCCGGCCGGGGTGCTGGCGAAAAAGTGCTTGTGGGTGAGCGGGAAGTTTTTTGCGCGCTTGCGGATGCGCTTGATGGGATCGGTTTCGGCGCCGACCATGGACCATTTGTCCACCTCATCGTTAAAGGTGTATTTGGCCGAGAAGGTGGCCGTTGCTGCCGCGGAGTTTGCCCAGGCGGGATAGATGTTGACGCCGTGGGTAAGGCGGATCATGCCGAGGCCGGTGTGGTCCGCCTTGGGCGAGAGCCGCCGGGCAAGCACCGGGGAATTGCGCAGCATGGGGATCAGCTTTTCGGAGAGAATTTTTTTCGTCGGATCCTCTCCGCTGGCGGTGTAGAAGATGTTGCCGGGATCGCGGTCGATGCTCCAGCCGAGGCAGGATAACATGCAGTTGGTCTTGCTGGCCTGGTCCGGGCCGCAAAACCAGAGTTCGCGCACCCAGGGCTGCACCCACAGGTCCATGACCTTGGCGGCATGGGGGGCGATGTCACGCCGCCAGTGACCGGCAAAGCTCTCGGCGCTGCCCATGACGCGGTATTTCTCGCTCCATTCGCTGGGCGGGATGCGCTCCTTGGTTTTGAGCCGCGCGCGCACGCTTTTGCTGATCGTGACGGTAACGCGCTGGCCGGAGAGGGAACGGCGGCGGTGCTCGGGCAGCCAGGAGGGGAGCGGAAGTTTTCTGTCTGGTAAGAGGTTCATGGTTTATTCCTCATCCTCAAATTCCCCTTCCTCGAATTCCACCTCAAACCGTTTTCCATCAGCTACCTCATTGAACGCCGCATCGACAAACCCCTGCAGAGCCAGGGCGAATTCGCTGTCACGGTTCGTATCACCACCGGCAGTAAGGACCAGATGGGCATGATCGAGATAGACCCGGTGGCGGAAAGTATCTTTCAAAATGCCCATAAGAGCGGCTTCGTGGGCTTCGGCGTCCTCGCGCAGGATCCATTTCTTGTCCAGTTCGCGTCGCATTTCATCAGCCTGCATCTCGGCCTTGTCGGCATCGGCCTTGACCTTGCGGGCTTCATCGCGCTCCCGTTCCAGAGAGTCGACCGGGTTGGAGCGCTTTTCGATATCAAGCTGCTGGCCGTACTGCATGACCTGAAAGCGGCTGAGGGTGCCGTCCTTGTGGATGGCAGGGAAGCCATCCTTGCAATCGCCGTAAAACTTGCCCTGGCTCACCTTGTATCCCTGGGCCTGCAGCCAGTTGAGGGCCTGGATGCGGTTTTTGAAGCGGTCACCGTCCGGGGCCTGGGTTTCCTGTGGGAAATACCGGGCATACAGGCGGTCGACGGTTTCCTCGAACAGAGCCCGAGCGGCATCATAGTCGTCTTTGGTGGCCTTGCCCGGCTTGTCCTGATAGGCTTTCATGGCCTGAATCCGGCCGTTATAGGCCAGGGTGAGTTCGGTCTTGTCTGGATCAGAAACGGTTTCGAGGAGTTTGTGAAAACGGTCGGTCATGGTTAATGGGCCTTTGGCTTTCTCCATTTGAATATCCCCCAAATGGAGAGCGCCAGGTAGAGCAGAAACATGGTTGCCTGGGCGTATATTCCTTTGTAAAAATCGACTGCCGCCCAGGATGTGTTGGTCACGATCCAGATGTAGAAGCAGCGTCGGTCCTGATGGGTGTTGAGGATGACACCGATCAGGGAGAGGGTGGTGAGGAACCAGGTTGCAGTTGCCATTTTCTTATCCTTTCGCTTGTCTCAAATCTTCCACTGTGCTCACATATGTTCCCGGAAATATCCGTTTCGCAGCCAGGTGCATCTCCGCCACCTTTCCCGCCTGGTCTCCGGCCAGGTCCACCATTTGGCCAATGCGCTGTATTTCTCCGGCCGAGAATACAATTGCGCCTTCCCCTGAAAGACGTTGCCACTCCTCACGCCTGTCGGTGACCCAGTAGTCGAGGCCGTCAGGGGTGGCGATTCGGCAACAGAAGCTGGGATCAGGGTTCGGCGCCTCCGGGGCAGAAGTAGCTGCTGCCGATTGTGGGGCGAGTACGCTGCAGAGGTCTGCGGCGTTGCCTTCAAGTGCGCAATGGTTACACCTGAACCGATCCTGCTCCGGCCAGATCCTGAGCCTCAGGGCGCCGCCGCACGTGGGGCACGGTCCGGCGAATTCTCCAGGGGATATCTCCCGATAGTTCTTATTTCCCTTGATCAGATCCATGGCCAGCATTGCAATCTCCGTTTATTACGCTTTCAGAAGAATGATTACGCTTTTGATTACGCTTTTTGACGTTGTAATATGGTGTAATTGTTTATGTATTACGGTTATTACGCTTATTACGGTTATGTCTATATACGCGCGAGGCGTGTGTTAGCTGTGTGCTTTCTTCTACCTCGCGCGTATACGCGCGTACGATCTAGCGTAATAAGCGTAAGAATCCACTGTTTTCAATAGGTTGACCCGTAATCACAAGCGTAATCATGGCGTAATAACCGTAATCATTTGGTAAATTCTCCGGCCTTTGAGAAGGCGTCAAAGCATTCGGTCAGCCACTGTTCCTGTGTCTGGTTCGGCTTTCTGGCATAGTCCGGAGCAAGCAGTGCATCCGGGGGGAGTACCATTTTGCGCGTGATGCGGCTGCCGCTGAAATCCAGGGTGGTCACGGGGCCGTGGCGCCATCCGGGCATCATCTTCAGGTCTCCGATAAAATGCCGCTGGATACGGGGATAACGCTCACCGGTTTTGTCGCAATGCCGCCGGTAGATGGTATAAAGATGCGTGCCGAGACAGGGACAGAAGGGCAGATCCGGGATATCGCCCTGCTGCCAGTCGCGGATAAAGCTGCTGACACTGTCCATGCTGACCTCAATCAGGTCGGTTTTGGCTCGGGTCATGGGCGGCTTGGCGTGCGTATCGAATCCGGTCAGATCGAGATCCAGGAGGTGCTGGTGGAGTGCGGCGATGCCGCCGGCTTTGATTTCGTCGCAGACCTGGCGGTAGAATTGTTCGTCCAGTTTTTCCGGGGTGTGAATCACCACGTATCTCCGGTCATCTTTTTCCAGCACCAGCGGCTGGGTTTCGTTGGAGAGAAACACCAGATTGACGTGGTTGCGTTCATCGTGGGCGGCGACGTTTTTCGGGTTTATCCTGATCCATTCCCCGGTTACGAAACATTTCAGCTTGTTCTTGATGTGGAACAGCTCGGAGCGGGCAACTACCTCGTCGGCGATCAGGAACAGTTTTTTTGAAGCCCAGTCGTTGAACTTGTCTTCAATGGCGGCCTGGTCGACGATCCGGCCGTATTCGCCGTAAATGGCCATGATGGTTTCGAAGAAGAGATTTTTGCCGGTGCCCTGCGGGCCGTGGAAGATCAGCGCACTGCTCATCTTGGCGCCGGGGTGCTGGATGGGGTAGGCAATCCAGTTGAGCACCCAGCGGTAGATATTGTCCGAATGTTCTTCGTTGCTGCAGAGGTAGTGCAGCAGCTCCAGAAGGCAGTCGCATTTTCCCGCTTGCGGTTGTGTCGGCCAGCCACCCCACAGGTTGCATAGCACGCGCTTGTCACTGCCGGACGGGTCGAATCCGACTTCATTCAGGCGCACGACTTTTTTGTGCGCCCGCATGTCGCGCCAGCCATGCTCCGGGAGGATGTCGAGCACGTCCGCCTTCGGCACCAGGATGTGCTCCTGATGGTCGAACATGGTTCCCTTGCCGCCGTAGACCATGGAGAAACGCTCGACCGCTTCATCGATGGAGAGCATTGATTTAAGGGCGCTGCGCGCTTCCCCCGTCCCCCCGGATAAGGTCGGCCGGGATGATGTATCCCGCCAGTCCAGTTGGTCGATCTTGTCTTCGATCTGCCGCGCTACCATCTCAAGGGACTCCAGCACGTGGAGATCGTTGAAGTCGGTCGGGCCCTTTTTGTCGGTTGGCCGGGGAGATGAGAACTCGGGACAGATCCAGGCTCCGTTAATGGCGATGGCCGCGGCCTGTGCGCTGATGATTCCGGCGTTGCTTTTCCGGTGCGGCTGGCCGCAGTGCTTACAGTCCGGAGTGGCAACTGGGGTGTAGAGTCCGCAGGCGGAGCATTTTTGCAGCCAGTCGTCATCGGCGCAGATGAGAAACCGCACCCGGCGCAGTTTGCACTTAAGCGCCAGGCAGGCAGGGAGGATGTTGTTGGCGGACCAGACGATGGCTACCGGATAGCCGGTGGCTTCATGTAGGCTGGCTCCGGTGGCGTATCCCTCTGCGATGAGCAGGATGTCGCGGGGGGATGGTCCGATTAGGTGGAATGTTCCCCGAGTCTGCAAGCCTTTTGGCCAGAATTCCTTGTCTCTTCCGGTTTTGGCTATTCGTTCGTGCCCCTTTGGCAAGATGAATTGCAGGCCGCGGATCATGTCGCGCTCGTCAACCATGGGTATGATGACTGAGCCTTGAGCGCTGAAACGCACGTCATAAGCGCCTACCTGTTTACGCGTGAGGTATTCGCTATCTCCATCCGGAGAGCATGCGGCCCAGGCTTTTTTTGCCCGGTCGGCGGCCCGGTCGGCTTCGCGCTGGCGTTCCGCTTCGGCGCGCTTCTGCGCCTCGCGGTGCCGTGCCTTCTGGGCCTCGATCTGTTCAGGAGTGAGGCGTTCCCGTTGCTGTTTCGGTAGTTTTACGGTCTGCTTGCCGTTGTCGTTGCCGCGATAGATGCCGTAGGCTCCGACGATGAAGGTCTCGGAGTCGATCAGAAACGTGGAAAGCCAGTACCAGCCGCGCTGTTCGCGGGACTGGTCTTCAGCCACTTTGCAGCGTTTGGGCCGGGCGGTGTCTACTTCGATATGTTCGACGAGCAGGCCGTAGTCACGCAGTTGGTCGAGTACATCGTCGTAGTTGGCTAAATAGGAATCGGACACGCTTCAGATCCTTACTTATGCGGCACTTTGAGCCGCAGGGTTACCCGGCGCACGGTGTCGACGGATACGCCGGTGCGTGATGCTGTTTCTTTGATATTGACGCCCCAGAACGACATGCAGGCGATCAACAGGAT